ACCGGGTTGCCGTCGTCGGTGAACAGGTTCGGGTCGAGCTGGTAGAGCGTGCCGTTCTGCCAATCACCGACCAGATTTCGGCCATAAGCAAAAGCGCAGCCTCGGGCTCGATGACGGTTGAGCCCTCCGTTCGCATCGGTCCAGGCCAATTCGTGCCATTGCCCGGAGGCGAGTTCGTAGGCCCACGTCGCGTTGGCTGTGGGGAACGACAGAACGTAGAACGCATGACCTTCCTGCTGGTAGCAATGGCCGATCGCGTCGTCGATGCGTGGATAAGCCTGGAACACGGCCTCGATCGCGTGCGTCGAGATCCGCTTGACCGAGTAGCCCGTGCCCTGAACCACGATGCCCTGCCCCTGGCGATCCTTGGACAGGAAGAAGAGCGACACGTCCTGAGTGACGACGCTGGCAGGGGCTGCGCAGCCATGGTCGATGAAAGCGCCGGGGACGGACTGAAAGGTGAAGTCGGCCGCGCCGACGTTGGCCCAGACCTCGGACGTCTGCTCGCCGATCAGCCAGAGTTCACGGTGCACCGTCGCGAGCGCCACGATGCGATCCGCCGACCCGGCCTTGCGGGCAATGTCGAGCGGATCGAACGCTGCGTAGGTCATGCCTTCGTTGACCGCACCCATGGTGAGGTTGGCGAAGTTGACTTGGCTCAGCGAGATATAAAACTGCCCCGTGCCCGGCTTGTTGAAAATGAAGTAGGTGTCGAGGCAGCAGACGAAATCCGCGCCATAGAACGCATCACCGATGATCTGCCCAAACCGCCGGGTCTTCATATCAATGACGTAGGCGCGCACACCGTCACAGAGGACGATGACCTCGCCGTTGTCCGCCCACTGCACCTGTCCGGAGCCATCGACGATCTGACCAATTTCGGACCAGACGAACTCGTTGGAGATGAAGAACACCCGCCCCGAGACAACCTGATAGAGATCGCCGTTCGTGGCGGTGTAGAGACCGCGGCAGGGGCCGACGTAGGGCGACGCAGCGATCTTACGCAGGCCAGGCGTCGGGTAGTGGGTCACGGGCACCTGGGCGTCGCCGCCCTGCGCGGACGCCTCCGGGTACAGGTTGATGCATTTCTGGGCCGAACTGATTAGGCTTCTTGATTGATAAGCGCCACCACTTAAGATTACTCTTGGCATAATTGTATCTTCTTGCGCGGCGTTAGTTTTCGTAAAATATAAAGGCAGTCTTTGTAGGGGGCATCTCTTACAGAAAGACAGAACTTACTATAATCACCAAGAAACGAGAGGCTGTCTTTTCCAAGTGTTTGTCGCGACACAGACGTAGGTGAAATTTTCGTCTTTACAGCTCATCCCTTTACGGCCTGGAGCAGATGAGGATGCCGGTGTAAAAAATGTCTCTTTCAACAGGCTGGTCAAGTTGACGACCCCCGCACCTGCTCCTCCGATGTTGAGGTCTGCATCAGTTCCGGAACTTGGGACGGCTTGAAGATTTGCGGCTCCGTTTCCTCCGGAAATCGAAGGGTATGCTGTTTGCGCAGCGCCAAAGTAGCCAATGCTCAGGCTGGGGCGCAGAAAGTCGGCCGACCCGATGTAGACGCCGCTGTCGCTAGCGAAGAAAACCTGCGCGTTCGCCTGGGTCGCAACATTTGCCAGCACCCGAAAGGATGGCGTGACTTCGGCCTGGTCCGTTCGATACCATTCAAACGATGCGAGGGCAGGCAGGCGGATGGCCGAGGCGATGCCATTAGCGTACCGCTCAAGGCTGTCTGCGCCGAAGACGATGCCGGCTTTAAAGCGGGCGCCTACGTCAGAGATCCCGAGCGCGTAGGAGGCGTTGAAAACCTCTCCGGTCCGCATCGCGCCGCCGCTGTTGAGCAGCAATGCGTGAGAGTTGCCTGTCGGGAACATAGCGGACGGATAGACTTGGTCGCCGCCGCCTGGGTTCTGGTCCGCGACGGCACTCTCCCACCCTCCCGTAAAGCCAGCGCCTACGCCACGCCAGCCAATTGAGTACCCACCCGCACCGAACGCGCCCGGCTTGTCGTTGATGGCGAAGAATGCGCCGCCGTTGGTGGCTTGAAGCCCGTTCAGTTGGTTGTCGCTGGAGCGGGTAGCGCCGATGACACCGTAGGCACCGATCTCGGACAGCGAGGCGAACTGGGCGAAGTCGACCCGGAACCCCCGATAGTCTGTGCGAGCCGCTTCATAGGCGGTGAGGTAGTCTTTGGTGCTTGCCGGAAAGTCTGAGGTGCAAACCCGAGCGCCGCCTACAAGCATGCGCTCGGCGCGATTGACGCGCACGCCGCCGACCTTCCCAGTCGGCGCCGGGATGCCTGACGGGGCCGAAGGTGCTGTCGTCGCGGCCTGGTTCCACGCGCTCCAGAAGAACCCTGTCGTCGGCTGGACGACGCCCTTCAAAAGCTCTTGCTGCAGAACAGGTACGGTCGTTAGATTTTCGAGAGGCGTGTTGCGTGTTGTGCCGTCCGACTTGCGAGTAATCAGGTATCCATCTGCCTGCTGGACCTTGATTTCTCCGTTATCCGGCGCGGCTGGGGTTTGCCCTGGTGTATTTGTAAATGCGACTCGCGCAACTCCTTCAACAACAAAGGGCATTTTAAAAGTCTCCCGAAATGGGTTTTATAGTGTCGGGTAAGTCGACAATAATTGGAGGTACGGGTTGCTCAGGAACAGGTGGAGTAGCGGGTGTTGTAGACGCCGCTGCAAAAACAAGATTGGCACTGGATTGGCCGCGACCTGCCACTAAAGCTCTTGGCATCTGCAGCGTGCTGATTTGCGCGTTGGCGACCCGGATTGTGTTGAGCGAAGCACGTGCAATGGCCGTGATCGTCGGCTCAGGCGGCTTGCCGTAGGAGGGACGCAGCCGAGCCGTCAGATTGTAGAGCAGGGCTTCATGGTACTCGTTCGGAAGCTCAATGTCGGTCGTGAGATCGGGAAAGGCGTTGAGCACGTCTTGCACGACGACGTGGATTTCACCCGTGCTCGGCACTGGCCAGACGGTAAGCTGGCCAAACGGATAATTGGCGTCGAGGTAGACGGCGGACGGGAAGCCACCCATGCCTTTCAGCGCGATCCGGCTGTAGTCCTCGCGGCTGCGCACAACCTCCAGGGGCACGTCGATGCCGGTCGACCCGATCTGGTCCGGAGGCCCGAAGTCGCTGGAGAAACCGAACGAAAAGTCGGGAGAGAGATCCGGGGTCGGGTTGATGCGGTAGAACGCGCTGTCGATTTTGGTGACGCGCGCTGGCACATCGACCGCCATTCCCGGCCCGATCCGGTACGAGGTCGCTCCCGTGGCAGGGAAAGCGACTTCGGTCAGGTGGTAGATCAGCCAGCGTTTACGGTTCCACTGGCCGAGCATGAGGTTGAGGTCGAGGAATGCATCGTTGACGTCCTCGGCCAGAGGGGTCTGGCCAACGCCCACGACGCCCGTCTTCTTCAGCGCTTGCGTGATGAGGTCGAGCGGGGTCATGGGCGCGTCTTCCGTTGGGCTCAGACGGGCTCGGCGTTGCCGCTGTCCATGCTCTCCTGAGCCTGGACCGACAGACGGACGGGCGCGGCCTTGTCCTGGCCTTCGGCGATGCCGTTCAGCTTCTCGCGGGTGTTGTGGTGGATCACCAGCTCGGCCTCACGGTGGGTGCGGTGCATGTCCGCCTCGCCGGGGGTGTCGAACCAGTCGTGCTCCGGCTGGAACAGGCTGGCGCTCTCGTTCGGGTCCTTGGCCGACTTGGCGCCGAGAACCGGGTGGTACTTGGTCTTCGGGAAGCCCGCGAAGGTCGCCGCGGCGTTGCCGGACAGCACGGCAGCGGCTTCGGTGCGAAGCGGCTCCTCGGGCTCTTCCTGCCGGCGCTTGGACGCCTTCACGTTCTCCTTGGCGTTCTCGGTCTGGCTCTTGACCTGCTGCGCGACGTCGTTCGGGGAAAGATCGCCGCTGCGGGTCGTGCTGCCCTGCTCCACGACGGGGGTGTCTTTCTTGGCCATGATGGCTACTCCTGCTGTTCGGTCAGTTTGTTGGGTGAGCCGGGCGGACGACCGCGGCGACGGCGCTGGCCATCCTCGCTCTCGCTCACTTCGGCGGCTTCGGTATCGAGGGTCATGGGCGCTTCGGCAGGCAGAGGCTCGCCGAGATGCGGAACGGGGGCGCCGAGCAAGGCCATGAGCGGGGCCAGCTCGGCGCGAACGATGCTCTCCAGCATGGGAGCGATAATCCCGCCGTCGAGGCCGGGGTGCATGCTCAGTTCCTCACGGATCAGAGCGCGCATGGTCCCGGCATCGACAGGCCCCGGAGGATCACGCGGCACGGCAGCATGAAGCGGGCTTGAGACCGCATTCGTGTGCGTGAACACGCCGCCTTCGGGGTGAGCCCGGTGGATGGCCAAGGGCTCGTCGCCCCAGTCTCCGTAAGTATGGGCTCGCTCGTGGGCGGACGCAGCGAGGGCAACGCGCCCGTCGCTGTGATAGACCATCTGGGGGAATTCGCTCATTTACTGAAGCTTTCGGTTAGATCGCGTCGGCGATGACCGTCGCGAATTCAGGACGCAGGGCGCCAAAGCCGTATAATACATCAAAGCGTGTGATGAACTGATCGGAGATGACGTTGTAGGCGCTGACCATGCGCATGGAGACGCCGTCGAAGTTCTCGCGAGCGGCCTCGTGCACGCCGCGGGGCAGGTCCAGATCGGCCGTGGCCATCGTGAAAGCCTGCTTACCCATGGCGACGTTCTTGCGGTACGCCTCGCCAGCGTTGAACGGCGAGGTGACAGCGGCGCCATTGGCCGGGGACACGTCGACGGTCTGGTAGGGCACGGCAACGCCGCCGACTGCCGGGATCAGAGCCGGGTAGATCGGGAGCGAGGTCGAGCCGGCGGGAACGTCGGCGGTGAGGACGAAGGTCATCAGGCGGCCGGTGGACTGTTTGGTGACGCGGTTCACGCGGAAGACGCCAGCAAAGCGGACGTAGTCGCCTTTCTTGAACCCGGTGCCACCGACTGCGGAGACCGTGATGGCCGAGCCGGACTGGTTCGCGCCGTTGACGGTGGGCAGGGTGCCGTAGGCGCCGGTCGTGTGGATGATGGTGGTCTGGTCCATCATGTAGTCGAAGCCGATGGCGTCGTTCGTCATCGTGCCGGTGCGGTACTGCTCACCGACCTTCTGCTGGTTGTTGAACAGGCCGGACAGCGCCGAGACGGTGCGGGCCTGGGTCTCCGGGGAGAAGACGATGTTGCGCTGGCCGGGACCACGCAGCACGCCGAAGTTGTCGAGGTGAGCGCCGGCATCAAGGAAGGTCGCGAGGTTCGGGGAGAGCGTCGCGTTGGTGGTGGCGTCGGCGTTGCGGGAAACCGAAGGGACGGTCTCGGCGAGCGACATGATGTCGGCCGCGATGACACCACCGAGGGAGTTCATCATCGGCGCGAGGACGCGGGTCGAGAAGTCGTCCAGCGAGAGCGAGCGATCCGCCGAGGAGAACGCGACGTCGACGCCCTTCTGGTTGGAGATCGTCAGCGGCACGGTCTGCTCAACGGTGTCCTGGGGGACAGCGGTCGGGCCGGAGCGCACCACGTAGTCGTTCGGCAGACGGATGCGCAGGGTGGAGCCGATCTTGGCGCCATCGCGGGCGTACTGGCCGTCGTACTGACGGTCGATGTTCTTCAGGAAGGCGTTGGAGTTGCGGAACAGCCGGATCGCCTCGCGGGTGATCTGCTGGGTGGTGAGGAGATTGTTGGCCATGTCTGGCGAGCTTTCGTGCTGGCCCCGTGCGGCGCTGATGGCTCAGGCAAGGGCTGGAAACGGATGCGGCCTTTCAGGTCCGCGTTCAGGGCCGGTCTCGATCCGACGAGTTGCGAGGCAGCACGGCTTTGACCCGCCGAGAGGGGTTGGTCCGGGGCGTGAGATCCGGGTCGTGGCACGCGAGAAGCACGGCAAGTCCCGCCGAGAGGGGTGAGAGGATCGTGGGGGCTACTTAATCTCGCCAGCGTCGCGGCGGCGCATCCATTCGGCGGTCGACAGCTTGTCGGGGTCGCCGAGATCGTTGCGGTTGCCGTTCCCGCTGACGGGAGAGATGGGCGCGGGTGCCTTTGACAGGGCCGGCGGGGCTTTCGGGGCCGCCAGCTTGTCGGAGAGCCGCGCAAGGGCGATGGACTGCTGCCGCTCAGGCAGGTTCATGATGCGCTGCGCCTCCTCCGGGTTCTTGCCCAGATGGTGCAGCGTCGCGTGGGTGTTGCCGGCGTCGATCGCGGCCTCAAGGAAGGGCTGGTTCAGCCCACCGAGAAGCTGGAACGTGCGAAGGGTCTCGGAGAAGTCCGGGAATTCCTTGGTTCCCTGCTCGAAAACCGTGTTGCAGCTCTCGTTGAACTGCTCCTCGGCGCGAAGCTGAACTGCCGCGGCGCGAATGGCTTCAGGGGTCTGCGGAGCCTCTTCGCGCCTGGTGGCGGCCAGTTCTTCGGCGCCCTCATCGCCACGACGCAGCTTGGCGAGTTCGGCTTCAAGAGCGGCAGCGCGGCGGGCCTCGTCGTGTCGAGCGCGAACCAGGTCGTCGATGCGCTTTTGCACACATGCCGGCGTCTTGCTCTTGTCGTCAGGCTCCGGCTCGGGGACTGCCGGGGCTTCCG